CACGCCCCCGCCCACCCCACCCCCCCGCCCCCCCCCCCGCCGGCCCCCGCCTCCGCCTCCGCTGTCGGTGTCGTTTTTTTGCATGACTTCGATTTCATCAAAAGACGCCAGGCTTCGCTTTCTTTCGTCCGCTTCTTTCTTGGCTGCTCCTGCTTGCTTTTCTGCAGACGCAGCAGCCGCCCTGGCCAGAATATCGACTCCAGTCAATGCCTTAATTATTGCCGCAATGAAACTCACGGCTTTGGCCAATCCACGAATTAATCCCTCCGCGATTGGTTGAACCGCTACAGCCGCCACCATCTTGATTGAGGCAATGGCTGCCTGCAGCTCTTTGCTCTGGCTGACCGCCTCGCCGATGGCTTGCTTAATTCCTCGGAATGCCGACATTACACCGAACGTCATTAAAGTAAATCTACCCATCAATCCCAGCATATTTTTTATGCCACCAGATGCGTTGCCTATGCCTTTGGCCAAGTTGGAAATTCCGCCGCCGTTAGATCCTGCGCCTTTTCCTTTATTCGAGAAAAATTCCTTAAACTTCTGCATTGCAGTTGCCTGTTTGAGAAGTTGGCGCTCGTCGTTCTTTTGGCCGTCAACCTGTGCCTGCATTGTATTGCGCAGCGCTGTTTGCTTTAATAACTCGCGGTTCTGCTCACCTATTTGATTGGCCACATCCTTTGCGCTTGCTGAAATGCGTTTGAACCCACTGTCCGCTTCTTTCTGCTGGTCGATGATCTTCTGCATGTGCGCGTCGAACGCTTTATCGCCTATTTCTGACGCCTCTGCTTTTGACTTGCCCTGGGCCAGCGCGTTTTTCTCTGCAAAGTTACCCTCAAGGCTGGCCTCGAAAATGTTTTGCTTATCATTTTTGACGCCGCTTGCGATACTGTTTTCTTTTGCAGCTTTTGCTTCTGCCAATTCTGCATACTTCTGTTTTAATTCTGCAATCTTGCTTTTCGTCTTTTCGACTGCCTTTTCCTGGATAGATAAATTCTTTTCCATCTCCAGGGTTTGTTTCCTCATGCCGTCAGAAACTGCCGACGCATTTCCTATGCGTTCAATGCCGCTCTTTAATTCTTCAATTTTCTTTTTAATCTTATCCGCGCCGGCACTAAACCCAGAGGCGTCGAGTTTCGTGTTTATTCGGATCATGCTTTGACTCATGTATGCACCTCCGTTCTATGCTCGCCTTGCAAGCATGTTTTTATGTTTTAATCATTTTCCTTTACTTCTCCTCGTAGTAGTCTGTCGAATTCGTCCAGCGCTTCCTGCTCGCTCTCGGTTATCTTTTCTGGTAATGCAACCAGACGCTTTGCCTGGATTAACTCTTCCATTGCCTTTGGATTGTCTTTGTAATCTCCCAGGTCTTTGTTGCGAATTTCTCGCACGCGGTTTAGCGCTGACTTTGGACTTAGGCCGTTTAATAAATCAATGAACTTCCACCAGTGCATTGTTTCGTTTTCTGGTTCGGATAAATCTATTTTGTAATCACTAATGAATGACGCAATTATCAATCCCATGTCGTACGTGTAGTCCATATCTGGCTCGCGTTCCGTCAAGATTTCGTCCATCTCTCTTATTTGTTCCGGCTCTTTTCCGCATTGCAAATATTTGACAAGCAATTCTTGCAACCTCTTCATTCCGTCAACGCTTAGATCCTGCGGAATGTCACCCAGCAATAGAAGCATTACTATTGCGCCGCGCTCTGCGTCTGTCACTGCTTCGTCCTGGACGATTTCGTAACAACGGATGGCCGTCTGGTACGATGTGTTTATCGGAAACCTGCGGCCGTCTACTTCGATTGCCTGTGGATATCTCATGCCTGCCTCTCTCAGCTCAATACAGCGCCATTATCGCCGCGGTTTTCGCCGATGTGATATTTCTTCTTCAAGCGTTCCTTAACGCTGTCTACGTTTATTTCTAGGCGGCTTAAATGCGGCTCTAATTGCTCGAATAAATCATCAAACATAGTCAAATAATTGCTATCACCAAACAACGCCTGCATGGTTCCTTTGCCCAGCAATTCATCCATTGCCTCGCGGTCTTTTTGATACATTTTTCTGTACTCGTTCTGGATCTCCAGTTCTTCCTGTGTTAGCATGCCTTTTTTAGTTGGCTTCTGGTTCTTGTATTTATTGCGAATGGCCACAACATTGCCCTCGCAAACTTGGAGATTTCTTTCGACGTCTGTAAATGCTTTATTGACCTTATATGGTAGGTTAATATCCAATAAATCGAAGACGATTTCTTTGCCGTCGTCGCTTATGTTAATGCGATAGACTTCATCCTCGCGGCGTTTAATTCTGATTTTATTGATTGCTTGTTGATTGCTTCTGTCTGTCATTTTTTATTCTCCTCTTGTGCTTGTTAAATATTTGCAAGCATGTTTCCTTTACTTAAAACTTAAAAAATAAAGAGGCAAGCCACTGATGTGAACTTGCCTCATATTGCGTTATGTTTAACCGCCGATGCCAGGTGCTGCTGTTGCTTTCTTAAACTTGACGGCTCCGTTTGCTTCGAACGTAACCGTTCCATACACTGGATCGCCATTAAGCGCGATTGTGAATGGTGCTTCTAGTGGTTTGCCGCCGTCTGCTCCGAACTCTGTAATCTGAATTGTTACCTGGTTTAATTCTGCAGAGAACGAACCGTCTGTCTGCTTATCGTACGCATTAACAACCAGAAGTTGTGTTTCGCAATCCTCGCCGACTGCTCTCTTCTTTCTTAACGCGTCTACGTATTCAAAGATTGGATCTCCCTTGAATGCTGTCATTGGCGTTTGAACGCTAACTTTGTATGAGTCTACTGATGTTGTTGCGCTATCTTCGCCGATGTATGTTTCTGTTGTTGTTTCTGGGTTGTACTGGAACTTCTGTGAAGTTACGCCCTTGTTAATCAACGCCCACTTCTCTTGGCCACCAGTCTTTGTTGCATCCGTGTTTAAAAACGATTTTAACAATGAACGCTTAATTTTTCCCATTATCTCAATTCCTCACTTTCTGTTTTTTTTATTTGGCTGCTTTTGTGTCGTGTATGTACACGAGTTGCAGCTGCAACTGATATCTTGCTATTCTCCAGTCTGCTGTGACCGCAAATAGATAACCAGTTGTTGTGATGTTCAATTCCTCCGCTTCATCCCCTTGCGGCAATTCTGGGAGTCTTTCTTCGTCGCTTTGTTTTTCAATCCATGCGGCCAGTTCTTCAAAGAACCGGCTGTTTTCGATATTCATGCGCGCCTCTTCCGAATAATTGAAACGTGCGACCAAGTTAAAACGATATTGGCGCTCTGATACGCCGTCCAGGTAATTTTCAATAACTGACGGCCCTGGTACTGTTTCGATGCTGAACGAACGCGTATCGTCCTTTAAGAACTCTACCTTTGTTTTCGCTCCCATCTTCTTTATCAGTGGGCATTCATCAAAATATTGTTTAATTGCCTCGACAATGCTTTCCGGTTTGCTCATTTTATTTTATGTACCTCCGCATGATAAATTCTTCGACTTCTGCAGTTATCTTTTCGCCGTTGTCGGCCCACGAACGCTCGGCCCACATAGGCCCTGCGAGTGGGTGCTTTGACGTGTCGTATTGCAGGCTTCTGCCGTCTGGATCCAGAATTTTTGGCACGCCTGGTCTTGACCAGAACATGTTGTTTTCTTCATCGTGGAACGCGCCCTTTAATGTTTCAGGATCTACCATCAATTTGCCGTAATACAAATATTGCGCGTATGGTGCGTAATAAACTACGGCGTCCGGTTCCATAAACCTCTGCGCGCTTCTTGCAAGCATGCCAGTATCCATTGGCACATATTTATCCGTTTGACGCATCATTTCTTGTGTAAAGAACTTTTGTGCTGGGCCGTCCGGTTCTAACCCTAACGTCCTTGTTAGGTTTGACGTTGCAGCTCTTATTCCGGATATATCGACCGTCATCAATTTATCATCAGACACCGGTTATCACCTTGTTATCGTTTGGCCGTCCGCAGTAATTCGTGCTAATCGAACTAATTGTAATTGTTTCGTATTGTTCCAACTCTCGCATGCTCGTTATCTCTGGGCCTGTACCTTTTACGGCGTAATCACCTTTTGCAATCTCTGCCGTGTCTGCTTTCTCTTTTGGTATAACAACCGTTGTGTTGGTCGTCGCCTCGACGCCTTTTCCACTTAATTTTAGCAGCTGCGGGCCGTACCAGAATACGCCCTCCAAAACCTGACGCTTATATTCATCGTCACCGTGCTTGTGGTAAATCGTGCATGTATGTGGGAACATTTCGACTATCTTGTTTGTCAGCATGTGCAACCAAGCCCTCTATAAAGCAGGCCTGTTCCAAACAGATACATTTCAACAACTCGTTTATATTCGATTTGCTTTTCTGCTTCGGTCGTTTTCGCTTCATTTCTGAATGTGACGGAATGCGGGCCGATTGTTTCTGACGCAATCTTTGCCGCTTCTTCCTTTCGCTGCATTTCTTCTATCTTTTCCGCAACCGCGCACGTGCAGTCCTTTACGTCTTTTTCGTATGGTTGGCCCTGCAGCGCGTCTGCGTTAATTCTGCGCATGGTTAATCTATTGACGATTGCGGAGGCTTCGCGTGCTAGTTGGTTGAATTCATCCTCCTGCAGCGAACCTTTGAATTTGTTTTTGTAATATTCAAAATCTACAAATTGCATTTATTCCTCCGTTCTAAAAGAAAGCAAGCAGGCGCTCACCTGGAGGCCTGCTTTTGCTCTTTGTTATGTCGCTGTTACTTAACTTTGATACCTGTTAATACGCCGGCTTTTAGAGAATTCTTTAAGGCAATGGCAGCAACCATTTCAACGTCACCTGTCTTAATTGCTCCAGGCTGTGTTAAATCTGGAAGGTTTGTGCTGATGATCTTGTCGCCTCTTGGTGTAACGCCGTGTAATGCATCAAGGCCAAGTGTTACAGCATAAATGGATGTTGTTCCTGCTGGTTCTGCGATTTCGATACAGTCGACTGTCTTGTTCTTCGCGCCGTCGTAGAACTTGCCGAGGTCGAGCATTGGGATGTTATCCCAGCAATCAACTGGACGGCCGAATGCGTCCTCAACTCTTGAATAGTAACCCTTGCGACGCGCAATACCCTTAATCTTTGTTAACATGACAGAATTCATTAAAAGCATTGTTGGCTTACCTTCTAGGTTTGACATAAATGCGTCTAATGTGTCAAGGAACGCGTCTGCGTTGTCTGTCATCTTCTGTGTTGTGGAGAGGTCCATTCCTGTTGCTGCGATTTCTGTTGATGTTCCCTTTAACATCTTCGCCAAGCCGTCGAACTGATTATCCTTTGTGTTATCGCCGTTAATTAACGCCCAGTGGAAAAGGTTACGTGCTGCTTCAATCTTCTGCTTAACCTGGAAGTCTAACTCGTCAACCGCGCCTGCTGTTTCGATAATAACGCGGTCAAGCGAGAACGCGCCACCGAAAATAGCGAGCTTTGCTGTTGCTTCCTTGCGCTTTGCCTCGTTTGTTGAGTACTCCGAATTTAACGCACGGAATGACGCTGTTGATGGTGTCATCAATTTTGTATATCCATAAACTAATGTTGAACCACCTGTCGCTGGTGAAACCGCGTTATCAAAAACTAATTGATCAAGTAAGAAACTTGAACGACGGAATTCATCTACTACTGTTTGCGCAACTTTGTCACGCATTCCTACTTTTGACTCTGCTAGTGTAATTGGCATTTTATTTTTTCCTCTACTTTCTTATTTTTAATTTTTAGCGTTTGCCGTTTATTGCGGCATTTAATGCTTCTCTTAATGACAACGGTGCATTGTTTTCTTTCTCGAATGTTCCATGCGCCGCGCCTGTTGCAATTCCGGTAGCGAAGTAATGCGGATATGACTTTCTCATTTCTTCCTCTACAGTTTCGTAACCGTCGATTGTGTCTTTCTTCGCGTCATAATGCGCTCTTAAATCTTCGACGTCGATATGCGCCAGATAACCGATCGTGTCTTTAATGCCTGCTTTTTCCATTGTTCTTTGCAAGCATGTTTCGAACTTGATTTTATTCGTTGCCTTTTCGACCTCTGCTGCAATCAATGCACCGATATCGTTCGGCTTTTCTGGTGCTACTGCTTCTGGATCTGGATTGTCGTTTCCTGTTGCTTCTGGTTCCGGTTTAATGTTCTCGGACTTCTGCTCGGATGATGAACCCACGACCACATCGTCTACGGCTGGCTTCTGCTGCGTTCCGCTGTGGTTCTGCTTGTACGTGTCGATTGCTTTTGCAATTCGACGGTCAAACTCTGCTTTGAACGCTTTGTTTGAATTCAAAAACTCATCTAGGCCCTGGCTTGCTCCAGCTGCATTCTGTGGTTGTCCTGCGCTTTCTTGTGCGCTCTGGCTTTCTTCTTCTGCTGGTTGGCTGCCTTGCTGTGCTTCGGCCGTCGCACTTTCTTGCGCTGCAACTTCTGCTCCTGCTGTGTTTTCGACTTCCTGGTTCTCTGCTGCGTTTGTTGCTGTTGTGTTTTCTGTTCCGTTCATTTTCTCCTCCTGTCTGGTTCCGTCCGTTCGCTCTCGCGGCCGTGCGTTCCCTATCTTGTATGAACATTGTTCTGCTTCTATGTGTCGCCTGTGTTTGCGTTTAACGGCCACCACAGACGTGTTCACCTATTTTGTAAATAAAAAGCAAGATTTCTCTTGCGACTTGTATTTTTTCTTTTTTTGGTGTTTAATGTGAATACAAGCAAGCTGTGGCACCCTTTATCGCTTAATTGCGTGTCAGCCAGAGTTTGCTTGTTTTTTTATTTTTTCTTTAATGCGATTTCAATCTTTCCTTCACGCATTACTGCAATTTCATCAACGAATTGTGTGTTTGGATATCTGAATATGTCATCTGCGTATTGTGCTATTTCTTTGTTAGAAAACTTGCACTCCGGTTTAATATAAAATAAAAATTTATGCGATTGTCTTTCTTTATACAAAACCGAATTAATAATCGTATTTTTTCCGTTTCCTGAAATTCGTTTTAAATCCCATCTTTCCGGAATGCCATTTCTCCATATAAAAAATGCATCTGGTGTACTTATTCCGTTTGGAATATTTATTTTTGGTATCAACTGAACTTTAATTCCATAATTTTTCGCTATGTTATTAAGAATATCGATTTCTTCTGGTTTATGGTCAAAATAATTTGTTCTCGGGATATATTTGTATTTTTCTCCCATAAACTCAAATTCACCGTCAATAACTGGCAGCCGCTCCGCCTTTTGATACTCTGAATTTTCGGTGATAACCCATCTATCCATGCTGTCAGTGCAGTATTTTAATTGATATTCATTTTTTCCTATGGGCGCATAGTGTTCTTTTATTGCGGCCTTTAAAGCGTCCGCTGGAACTTTGCTTTTAATAAAAACAGGATGGCCATTTATATATCGCCACACGCCGGCTTCTTCGTTGTCTTTGCTCATGGTGTTTCCCTCCTGTCTTTTCTTACTTATATTGCTCCCTTGCGGATGATCTTCTTAGGTTGTATTTGTCGCAGTGCGCTTCCAAGATTTGACTTAATTTATCAATGTGCTGCTGCGCCTTATCTGCAGCCGCCATTGTTTCTGGTGTATCTTCCATCGCTTTCATTGCATCGCGTACTTTCTTCCACTGCCGAATGCGGCGCTCATATGCACGTTGCTTCTGCGTGGCTTGGTAGATTTCTGCATTCTTCTCTTCGTCGTACTGCGTTGCTGCAGGTGTTGTTATCCCTGGAAAGAACGCAAAGAAACGGTGCCGGCAATTAACGCCGCCTATGCCGTCAACTTCCCCGTAACCTGTGGTGTCTGCAAAGTTTTGAATTTCATATCCTACGGCCTCGTTTGCTTCTGCGCTCCCTTTGCCGTGTAATGCGTAAACCTTGCCTTGCCACCATGCATGGTTGGTGTGATCGTGCTGACCGTCGCCTATCCTTGCGCCCAGGTGTGAAGTTGTTTCGACATATTCGGCGCCCATCTCTTCTGCACATTTGGCCATTGTGTCGTTCGCCAGCCTGGTGCTGGCGCTGATTGCGTCGCGTCTGACTACGGCCTCTATGCTCATGCGGCGGATTGTGCCATCCTCGCGCCTGTACGTCGCTCCGTATATGCCATTTTTGGCCATTGCTTCGATTGCTCGTGTGATTGCCTGGTTGTGGCTGTACGTGCCGCTGGCGCTTTCAATATATGCCTGGTTCAGCGCCGTCATATATGCCTGCTTCGTGGACTCCAGGGCCTTTGTTTCTATCAACTTGATTGTGTCGTTGACGAAGCCTTTATATGCCGCGTTTTGCAACTGCTTGACAATTGGCAACTTCTGCAGCTGCTCCATGCTTAGTTGGATCATGCCGTTCTTATATGCTTCCTGCATACCGTCCTTGTCAAAGTTTGCGAACTGCGCTCTCTTCAGCATTTCTCGGATGGCTTCTTTACCTCGTCCGGAATACTTGGATATCGTTTCGACCGCCTGTCGGTTTAATAAACCCAGTTCTTCCAGTTGGTTCAAGTTCCACTTCAACGCTCCGGTTGCTTCCTCGTATGTTTGGAACCGCAGTATTACGTCTTTGAACAGTTGCATTTCCATTCTGTTATAAATGGCCACTAACTCTTCGCACAGGGCCTCTATTTGCTTATCTGTTAGCATTTTTCGTCACCTGTGGCTACTTCTTCGTCTTAATGCGAATGAGGCCTCCACGCGCTTGTTTTGCGCCCTCCTGGTCGATAATATCTGCCGGCTTTTTAATTGCTTCCTTGATTGGATTCTTGTCCGATTCGTTTTCTTCCGCTTTTTGTTCTTCTTCGCGGCCTGCTGTCTGTCTGCCGGTCGTGATGAACTCTTCGTCGCTATCTTCATCAACCAGCGGCTCCGCTGGTTCTGCAGCTGCTTTTCTGTTGCGGATTTCCTCGTCAAACTTAATAGCCTGCTCTTTGGTCATCTTATAAACGTCCTGGTAATATTGGACGTTGTCGATTATTCCTGCGTTTAACTCCAGCAATGCCTGACGCTTAACTTCTGCGCTGTCCTCTACGATAGAGTCGTCAAAGTCGATAGTGATGTCTTTTTCGTACGTCGCGTTATTGCGCAAATACATAACCGCTTTGATTAAATCTTTCAACGCGCCATCCAGTACCTTTTCGTGCTGCTTAATGTTTGTATATAATTCGCTCTTCGTGGATATGATCTGCGTCGTGTTCTGGTACGTTCCGTTGCCTTTGAATGTGAAATAATCAAGGCCAAACCCTACGGCCTTGCCAACTGTATTTAACGCCGTCTGCATGCCCTCTGTGTGTTCCTGGACGCGCAGCTGCGGATTGCTCTCTTCGATTAGTTTTTGCTTTCCGCCCTCGTCGTCTACGTCCTGGATTGCAAAGAACTCGGTTTCGTTCTCATCAAAAATAGGCACCGTCTGTGGTTGCCCTTTTTCGTCTGTAATGATCTTGTAATTAACCGCGCCCTCGCGTAGGAAGATTTTTTTCTTTCCTAACAAGAACTCATTTTTAAAACTATCGTACACGAGGTCTGCTGTCTTTATTTCGTCCAGCGCATTTCCATAAACAGAAATTCCAAACGGAGAGAAAATAGAAATATTATTCTTTATGTTTGGCGTGTAAATCTGGAACATTTTAACATCTGAAATGTATTCATCTACAACGCCATCCTTTTGGATAACTTCGTACTTGCTGCTTTCGCTTGCTTTCTCTACAAAGTGATAATTGTTGATTTTGTACGTATCGTTTGCCTGGCGCTGGTGTACCTCCACAAAGTATTCGTTGCCTGTGTATGATCCAAACGCGCAGCTCACAATCTCGCCGTTTTCTACTTCCAGTGGGAATATCATAGGTGCGTAAATGTAATTGATTTTAACGTTTCCTTTTGTGTCCTTATATTCCGTTGTTGCTCCTGTTCCTAATGCCATGTACATTTCGACAAGATTGCTAAACTTAACCGAGAATTTATTTTTTTCTAAAATCTCCTTTAATATGGCGTTATCGTCAAACTCTGCACTTCCTGCTTTCGTGTCGCTGTCCAGATTGAAACAAACTTTATCATTGTAAAGCAATGACGCCCACTGCTCGCAAATTTGCTTCGGCAATCCTAAACTGAAACGGCTGCATTTCTTGTATCTGTGGCCGTTGAAGTGATTGTATGTGTGGAAACTTTCAACTTTGCCTTTGTACCAAAGCAACCACTCGCTTATATATGCGTGATATTCCGTTGCAAGCACGTCGCGGTTTAGAACCTGCTTAATGAAGCCGCGCACGGCCGTTAGACAATCGCTTTCGTTTGTTACCAGTTTTCTTTCTGCAATCTCCAGCGTTGTTTCTGTTGTGTTTTGAATATTCATTCTTCGCTTGCCTCCTTTTTATCGCCAAGTGCCAGCCCTGGCAAAATGGCGGCCATGCGTCGCCAGTAACCCATTACCAGGTATCGCTGCGCGTCGCATGCGTGGTCGTCAACCTTGACCGGAACTTCTTTTCCTGCCTCGATTGACTTTTCGTCGTATTGATATAAATACATTTCTTCCTGCAGGTTCTTCTGTGTTGGGTGGTATGTCATGGCCTGCAGGCTTAATAATTTGCTAACTCGTTGTATTCCAACGGCTACGTCGTTCTTCGCGTTGTGGATCATAACGTCCGGACACAAACGTCTGATTTCTTCGGCCAGGCCCTGTGCGGATGGATCTATGAATACATCCGTCACTTTCTTTCTGGTCGTTGGTGTGTTTGCTTCTGGGTTATGCTGCAGCTCAACTGCTGCCTCGTACGTTGCTGGCTGTGGGCTTTCCAGGCGTTCCTTGAATGCTTTGAAGTCCTGCGCGTATTCGCTCGGGCTTTTCTGCTTTCCTGTATCTCTTCCGCTGTGCCAGTACTCGCCTACGCCTCGCAGCTTGCGGTTCTTCATATCCAAGCCGAACGCCTGGTATGTCGTCGCGTTCTTCTGGCCGTAGTCGACGCCTATGCCTATGTATGCTATATCCGCCCAGTTAAATCGGTCACTTACGTGCCGTTCTGGTTCGAACATGTAATATATTACGTCGTCAATTCCGACGCATTCGCCTAACCAAACCCAGCGGTACATCTTTTCATCATTACGGCGCAACTCTTCGGCGCTGTCTATTAACTTTTTGCCGAGCCACTTAACCGGTACATCTTTGAATGTTGTATGAATGCGGATTGTATCTGGTCGGCGGCACATCTTATCAACCCATTGCATTATCGGTGCTTTCTGGTTCTTCGGTGGGTTGAAATAATACTCCATTGTGAACTCGTCGCTGTTTCCACGGACGAACGTTGCCTCAATGTTCATTAACTCGTCCTCGCCGTCGCCGTCGTCGAAGAACTCCGTCAACTCGTCAATTATTACAAGTTTGATTGGGTTCTCTTCGTCGATGATACCCTTTGTATCGTCTATGCCGTCGGATCCAGTGAAATATATTGTGGTTCCATATTTCTTGTACGTGATTTCCATCGGTGAAACTGTTATCTTGAAGTCCTTTTTGCTTAGGCCTAAACGACCAATGGCTCGCAGAACTTCTTTATAAATCGTTTTCTTTAACTTGTTGTGGTGCTTTCTCAATGCCACAACCGAGCAATGTGGATCACTTATGATTTTGTAAATCGCTTTAATGCCAGCCCTGCTGGACTTTGTTCCTGCACGGCCGCTGTCGAAAATCTTATGCGTGTATGTCCTGCTGGCGTTGAACGTGCTGTAATATGCAGGGATTATGATTTCTCGAATGCTCACCACTTTTCCTGGTGTGTCTGTAATTCCTGCCATCAATTCTCACCCTCCTGCTGTTGCTCGTTTCCGTGCGTTTCTGGCGCGTTCCCTACCTGGGTGGCGGAATTGCTCGACCGTTGTTCTTCCTGCGGCTCTGGCGCTTCGTTTTGTGGCTCCTGTGGCAAGTCGTTGATGATTGTCACCTTTTCTTTGTCCTCGGAGCGCTCATCCTCTGCAAACCGGTCGCGTTGGCCTAACAGGTTTTTGCCGAGAAATATCTGCATGGTAATGTTTCCGCTCGCAGCTGACTTCCATTGCAACCGTCGCAGGCTTGCCCTGGCGTCGTTCAAGCCGTCCTGGTACGCTTTATTAAATTGCTTTCGGCGCTGCAGTGTTTTAACGCTACAGCCCAGCACGCTTGCTATTTCTTCCTGTGTGCAGCAGATTTTGGCTAGATTTTTCACGGTGTCATAATCGATTTTGACTTTTTTTCTTCCCATGCTTTTCTCTCACCTCCGCTCTGCTGTACCTCCTGTTATTTCTTTTTGTTTCTGTTTGGATTTGTTTCTTCGTTCAGAAGTTTGGCTTTCTTGCCAGTCATCTTCTGCCAGCGGTCGATTATCACATCAACAAAGCGTGGATCTAACTCCATCAAGTAAGCCTTACGCTTTAGTTGCTCCGCTGCTATCATCGTCGAACCGGAACCTCCGAAGAAGTCCACAACAATTTCGCCCTGGTTGCTGCTGTTTGCCATCAATCTGCCGACCAGTTTAATCGGCTTCATTGTTGGATGCAGGTCGCTTGCTTCTGGATTGTCCTCGTGAATGATCGTTGACGCGTGTCCATCGTCCTGGTGCGCCTTAATGTAATCAATTAACTGCGCTTTTGTCATTTCACGCAGGTTCGGCCTATCCTCGATGACGGTTGTTTGTTTTCGGTCGTCAATAAAGAAGTGTGCGCCTCCGTCTTTCCAACCATAAAGGCACGGTTCGTGTTTCCATTGGTAGTCCTGGCGTCCGAGTACCAGGTTATTTTTTACCCAGATCAAACATTGCTTAACCTGGCCTCCTGCATCTTTTAATGCGCCACGGAAGTTCGAACCCTCACGGTCGGCGTGGAAAATATAAAACGCTCCTCCTGGCTTTAATGCGACAAGCATATTTCCGTAAAAGTCATAAAGGAATTGATAAAAATTTGCGTCGCCCATCTTGTCGTTCATAATCTTGCCCGCTTCGCCCTCGTAGTCGACGTTGTACGGTGGATCTGTTATGCATAAATCTGCAACTTCACCATTCATCAATTGCTCGACGTCTGTTGCGTCTGTGCTGGAACCACACATCAGTCTGTGTTCGCCTAACTGGTATATGTCGCCAAGCACCGCATTCGGTGTGGCTGTCAATTCTGGATCGTAGTCGTCCTCGTACGCTTCCGGTTCTTCTTCCTGGTCTAGGCCATCGAAAAAACCAAAGTCCGACATGTCGAATATGTCGCTTAAATCGTCCAGCTCGTCCTGCAGCAACTCTTCGTTCCACTCTGCAATCTCTGCCACTTTGTTGTCCGCCAATCTGAACGCTTGTACTTGTTCCGGCGTTAGGTCGGTTGCAATGATACACGGTACTTCTTCCAGTCCGAGGCTCTTCGCCGCTGCTAGTCTGGTATGGCCACAAATTACTGTGTGGCTTTCGTCCACGACAATTGGAACCTTGAAACCAAACTCACGGATTGAATTTGCAACGTACGGAACCGCCTTTTCGTTCTGACGTGGGTTCTTCTGGTATGGGTGTATATCTTTCGTCTGCAGATAGACGATTTCTTCGGTTTGACTCATTCGTTGGTGTGTCCTTTCTTTTTTAGTGCAGAACTTAATCACGCGACTGCTTTTTGCTCTTTCGCCTTTATTCGTGTTTTGACTTTTAGTCAGTTCCGCTTTTTTCTGTATTGAAAAACCGCAGCTCACTTCCTGGCTTAATTGCCTTTGGTTGTGTTCCACGGTTTTGTTTCACGATTTTATTTTTATGCTTATTCTTGCGTTATTCTTGCGTTATTCTTGCGTTATTCTTGTTTTTCTTTTCCTGGTGCTGACCAGGTTTTAATTTTTTTCGCCTATATAGTATATATTTATAAA